GCACGCTCAGTACTAGGAATCTTAGAGAAATAACCAAGAATCAAAGCTGCTCCCTTAGCATTAGTCTTACCGTCTTGTTGATTATCTACGAAGATATTACACAACACTCGGCCACGATTGAAAGCCTTCAGTGCCTCATCTTCTACGTCCGAGAAGAGTGCGAATCCGTTATATTCATTTGCCAGCATTTTTATTCCTTTTAATTGTACGTTCCTCAGCCGTCTTTGCCTTGTGGCATTCGGTACAGAGGATTTGTAGGTTTTCTTTCTCACAGAACATGGCGTTAACTACTTCATCCCATGTAGTGAAGCCCTTCATAGGGTCAATGATTGGGCTGATGTGATCTACTTGAACATCTTTCGCTGGAAACGATCCAGAGCAACATGCACATTTGTAATGCTTTGCAAGTCGGCCCGACTTACTATTGACCTGTTGTCCCACATATGCTGAAGCAAGCGACTCGTACTTTGGAGGCCATCGTCTAGAAGCTGCTCTAAGAGCGCTCTTGACGAATGAGTTGAATCGGGCTTCCGTCCAGTTTCCTCCATTGAATTTACTCCTCATAGATACACTCACTGCACCAGAGGACAGGGCTGCCGTCTGGATTCAATTCCCTCGTCATCCATAGAAGTCGTCCCTGTTCAAGTAGGTAAGCTTCTGAATATCCTTTACGGAGATATTGTCCTCGGACCACACCCAACCCCTCTTCATAGCTGCTTGTTTCATTGAGTAGGTCGTAGGCGGCAACAACTCCACATTTCGCAACGCCGGGGATACTGTCTGTTGTGTCTCCTGTAAGGCACTGAGCAAGGAACCATTTGAGACCGTATCCGCTGAGCTTCTTGCGATCACGACTGAGTTCAAGCACACCGTAACCAGCCACCAAGGTGGGACCAAAACGGGGTTGCTTGCCAAGCTCCCATCCATAATGCCATCCAGATAAAGCCCGCAAGTCCTTATCTCTTGTACAGATAATGTCTCTTCCTGCCTCACTGTGAGGCTTGTATTCAATTCCGATAAGATCATCTGCTTCGAGACATTCAACCCTACGGCATTCATATAACCCATTGAGAAAGGCCCCAATGTTTTTGTAGTGGTAGGGCTTGTATCCACGTCCTGCTTTGTATGGCGTTGATACTGCGATTTCGTATCGGAAGTTTTTCTTTCCGGAAAAATAGAACGTACTAGGCTCAGTAGCTTCACATTCATCCTCAATTGTTTGGATACGCCCTAGGAGTTGCGCTTCAGCAATCTCCCAAGGAGGTGGGTTATCGACCAGCCACTCAAGGCTGGCCTCCGGATGTAAATGCTTCCAATACGCTTCAGAAGCGAAGCCTATTTCATATTGGAGAATGTCAGCGTCGATAAGGCAACGTGTGTTTATCGGAGCGTTAGCGATTACCAAGGATTGTTGTCCTCACCCAAGAAGTCTGCTTGAGCATCGTCTTCAACCGCTTCGTCCTCTTGAACCGGCACAACCTTCTGTTGAGGCTGAACCTCACCTTCAAGAAGCTTCTGCAACTTGCTCCCTTCATATTTCAGATTCCCCTTAATCTTTTCACAGATCCATTCCGGAAGAGACTTGAACACTTCCTCATCTGGGTTTTCCAAGTCAAACACCTTCGTCGGATTAGCCAGATCAGGGAGCTTAGCCACGTCCCGGTCCCGCATCGGAGTGAGACCACGGATATTCACGTATGTCTTATCACCCTTCTTACTTACGGTAATAGTAGCCAAAGCAGGAGAACCAACAAGAGCAGCGAGGTCGCCATTGTGTACATCTTTGGGATCAAGCGCCTTAATTCGCTTCGTTGATGTGGCGAGGTCTGCTTTGAACGAACGGAGATTGATTGTCTCACTAACCCATCGCGGCTTATCTTCAATGTCCTTTCCCTGTTCATCCACCATGAATACATCTACAAACTCATACGTCAACATAACATCTTGAGCAGGAGGTTTATCCTCCCCCTTGTATGCACGTTGGGGCTGCAAACCCATATCAATCACCTGCACCAGACGAACGGGATACGTACCCGGTTCCATATCCGGTTGGGGAGCAAACTTCTTTTCACCGCCATTACCTTTAATTTTAGCTGCGTTCAATGCCATTATTCGAATTCCTTTTTGAGTTGTTCATATTGTTGACGACGATATACTTGATACTGTAGCTGTTGAGTTAGACGAACGTTGTATTCTAGATCAGTCTCGGGGCGCATCTTGGAGAATTCAATTTGAACGCTGCTACTTCCGTACTCCTCATACACATCGCAATCGATATCCAAATCCCCTTCGTCTCGTAAGATAGTTTGGAGTCGCTCAATCAACTTAGATAGACTCCCATCTACATTATACTGATTCCAAATAAACTTCGTCTCACGTACTTCAATACGTTCCATCAATGCACCTCGAACCAGTTTTGTCCAATCTTGCCTTGTCCAACATGGGGGCAAGCAATCTTATAGAAGCGTCCTGCCCAAGCAATTGCTTCCTCTGAAATCTTCCTTACTTCCTCTGCAATATCTTCGTCACATTCGAATGTGAATTCATCGTGGTAGAAGCAAACAGCACATACTTGTACGCCGTATTTAAAGCGTTTCTTAAGATGGGCGATTGCCCTGTTGTATGCTGCGCTCATTTGGATGGCTTCATCCGATTGGAGAAGATAAACTAGGATTTGATGCTCTGAAGCAATTTTAATAGGCCGTCCGTCCAACCCTTCAATAACACCATCGAAGTATTCCCAATCGTTGTATCTCGGATTGTATTTACGCCTTGCTGTTTCTCTCCATTGTTTGATTAGGGAGTCCAAGAGAGCTTTAATTGCGGGCAGGTTTTTGAAGAACGTTTCCTTAAGCTGTTTACCTCTAGCAGCCGATCCGCCAACAATCTTTCCAGTTTTTCCATCTCCTGCTCCGAACAACACCCCATACTGAAAAGTTTTAGCTTGGTCTCTAGTATCGAGTTCAGCCATTCGTTGTGCAAGGGAGTGAACATCTGTCCCATCTTCTTTACGTCCATCACATAGAGCCTTAATGTATGCAGGGTCACCCATACGGGCACCAAGCTGTCTTAGTTGGTTTTGATCAGAGTCTGTTGATACAAGAACTCTTCCAGTGGGAGCACTAAACATCCGTCGCAGCTCCGCACCGAAGAAGCTTTTGGCTCCGGGGATGTTGACGATTCCTCTATGCTGCATACGCCCAGTAACTGCCACGCCTGCAATAGACGAAGCAATTCTTCCGTCTTCTCGCAGTAGTTTGAAAAGTCCTTCAACGAGAGATTTGCGATGTCTACATTGAACACGCTTTGCGACAAGCTTTCCAACTTCTCCTTCAACACCTTCGAATGGGTCGTCTTTGCTAAGCTTCGGACTCGTTCGATTACCGTCGTCTCCATAATTCCACTCCAAGGGTTCCCAGCCTACGCTGAGAAGAAAGTCTACCGTTTCATTACGGCTGTTTATGTCAACAGGACGAAACATAATCCGAGTAAAGGGGCCGCCCACATTGCTATGCCAAACACTCTCTGCAAAGTATTCGTCAATGAATCGATTGAGACTGCCGCTTTTGAGGAAAGGTTTTTTAACGTAGCTATACACACCTCCTACTTTAGTTTCCAACACCTCCACGATATAAGGCAGTTGAGGAATCACTTCGTTGTCAATCGCTATCATCATTTCTTCAAGCTTACGGACATTATCGTGCATCACTTCTTGGTCCATAAACCATCCAAAGTCTTCCTGCTCTTGAAGGTTTTGAAACAGCTTGAATGAGAGGAGAAAGGCTTCTTTCCATCGGCCTCCACTCTTCTCTGCCTCCTCCATCAATCGGAGATAGACCAGCCTGTTAATTTCCACGTCTTCTGTACAGCGGTGGAGCATGTCTGCACTAAACTTAGTCCAGTCATTATGTTCCGGTTTATCCACACCAACACGTACTCCCCATGCATAAATAGAATGTGGTCCGGCTGCTCTATTTGTGGCATTTGCTGGAAGAATTCGTTTTGGATTGAGAAGTCTTGACATAATGAGCGTATCGACAACTTTACCCTTGAATTCATAATTCAACACCTTCTTTAACATGGGGAAGTCATAACCAATTACGTTATGGCCGATTAGAACATCACAGCTATCCATATACTGAACCATCTTGTCTAGCTCGGTTGGCCCGAAGGAAACCTTATGAGTTCCCTCTAAGTTGCTAAAGGCCCCGCACCAAACCTTGTCTACAGCAGGATAGAGATTGTTTGCTTCGAAGTCACATACATTAACCCTCATCTACTACTTGCTCCGAGATATAGAAGTTCTCCATATGCGGATTGTTATCGATAAAATCCTCAGCCTTCTGGAG